AATCCGGGCCGACAGGCCCGTCAGTGAAGGAGAGACACAATGTCAGTTGTAAAGAATAAACGAACAGAATCCAGGCTTGAAGTTATCACCAGGGCGCGGGAGCTGGCAGCTTACACAATTAAGATATGCAGCAACGAAAAGAATTTTCCTAAACGTTACAGATGGTGTGTAACGAGTAAAATTGTAGATAGTGCTATTGGAATAAACAGTCTAATCAACAAGGCGAACTCCATATATGTAAAGACTGACGAGGATTTCAAGCAACGGAGAGAATGTCAAGTTGAAGCAATGTCTGAAACATATGGAATGCTTACTATGATGGATATCGCCTACTACACTTTTGGTATGGATTCAAAGCGTATTGATCACTGGACTGGCCTTGTTCTGGAGCTACAACAGTTGTTGAGAAAATGGCGGGATTCTGACTTTGATAGATATGGAAAATAAACAGTGGTTAATAGTTGTGAACTAGGAATTGGTGGTTGCGTTCGCCGAATGTTGGTAACTCGAATAATCCGCGTAATGTGAATACTTCAGGAACGGTCAACAACAACAACGCGAACAACGCTAATGGTCTGGCCCCCGATTGTGTGTAATGCCCGTAATAGAGTAAGCCTGGTAAAGGGCTGAAATCAGTGCACCACAGACAAGGAACTATTACCCAGTCCTGTGAGAACAGGCGAAATAAGAGTGTTGATGTGGTCTACTTTCAGGAGTAGGTATCACTAGCCCAACACTCACAAATATAATAGACGGAGAGAGAAATGACGGACGAGATAAAAGAGATGATATGTGACTTTGGTAATCTGTACCGGTCAATGTACCACTGCAAGAAGAATGTGTTGTGGAAAGATTCCGTAGCCGGCTATGTGAAGAATGGTCTTGTTAATTGTCACTTACTCAGGAAGGGTTTGATAAACGGAACCTACAAAATAGATAAGTATAACCTATTTACAATCTATGAACCTAAGAAGCGTGAAATTGTGAGTACTAGGATGAAAGACCGGGTATTCCAAAGAAGCCTTACGGATCACTATCTGTATGATGTTGTGGCGAAGTCTTTTATCTATGATAATGGGGCTTGTCAGATTGGCAAAGGAACCGACTTTGCAAGGGACCGCCTCAATTGCCATATGCAGAGGTATTTCAGAAAATACGGAACAGAGGGATGGGTGCTGTCCTGCGATATCAAAAACTACTTTGGCAGCACTCCTCATAAAACTGCGAAAGAACGCGTGGGAATAAACATTGACAATGAGTGGGCCAAATCCCATGTGTTTAAGATAATTGATAGCTTCAACCAGGGAGATGATCCAGACGTTGGTATGGGGTTGGGTAGTCAGATAACTCAACTTGCTCAATTATCCGTATTAAGTGGGATGGATCACTTAATAAAAGAAGATCTAGGTATTAAATATTATGTAAGGTACATGGATGATTTTCACTTAATTCACCAGGATAAGGAGCTCCTGAAGCATTGCATGGTTGAAATTGAAAAGAAGGTGAATGAGTTAGGGTTGTCCTTGAATGGTAAGAAAACCCATATCTACCCTCTTAAACAGGGAATTAAGTTCCTTGGGTTTAGATTTCTGTTAAGTGATACTGGTAAAATCATAAGATTGTTGAGAAAAGAGAATGTATCACACGAGAGAAGAAAGCTCAAAAGAATGGCCGGACTTGTCAAAGAAGGCAAGATGACAAAAGCCCATGTTGATGAATGTTACAACTCTTGGAAGGCCCATGCCAGCAAGGGAGATACTTATAAATTATTACAGAATATGGACAGATTCTACAAAACACTATGGAAGGAGTGAGCAAATGTTCAAAGTCCTGGATTTAAAAGAACAGCTGCAACTAGAGAGAGCAAAAGCGGCAAGAGTGGCTGCTAAGGTGGGGGAAATAACCAGAGAAGTTGAAGTTGAAACAGAAGAAGGCACGGAGACCCGCACAGAGCCCATTTTGAAAGATGAAACAAATCTATTGTTGGAATATGTGTCTGATGTGGATTATAGATTGATACTACAAGAATTGGGAATGGGAGGAATGTAAAATGGCTTACAGAACAAGCAAAATACTAATTGAGAGAGGGTTGTATAATTCAAAGCAGGAAATGCAGGAGAAGCTTGACGTGTTCTTTGCAGTTGGAAGATTGACACAAGCAGAATATGAAGAGCTCACCGCACTGCTAAATGCTTAAATCATACCTTGACCTGTTGGATCAGTTGGAAGAAAAGAGCCGGCTGATCCAGAAGCAGGACGAGACTATAAGAGAGTTGTCACTTAAGTTATTGGAGAGCGAGAATTACAAGCAGGAGGTGGAGCATGACGGAAAAATGCGAACAGATACACAAACAAGTTGATTACCGATTAGATGTACATGATAAAAGGCTCAATGATCATTCCAAACGATTAGACATGATAGAAAACATTAACTCAAGGTTAGAGGAAAGAATAAGCAATCTGATTAATCAACTTAATACTTTAAACGTTACCCTAAGATGGTTCATGGGCTTGCTAATAGGAGCTTTTGTAAGCTTCTTTTTTTATGCAGCACAGAGGGGGTTGTTGTAGATGAGTTATAACATAGTGCAAAAAACTACACCAAACAAGAGTGACCGAAAAGACTGGAAGCCGGACATGATTATAAGTCACATAACAGAAGGGTCCTATAATGGCGCTGTGAGTTGGCTTAGAAATCCCAAGAGTGGGGCATCAAGTCATTTTGTGGTCAGTAAGACTGGACACATCACCCAGCTGGTGCCAATTACTGAAATGGCATGGATCAATGGAACAACTCTAAATCCGGGTACATCAAGGTATTATGGACACTCCAAACTTAGGTTAGTAAGGGAGAGAAAGACCAATGCCAATTACTACAGCATAGGAATCGAGCACGAAGGGTTCAGCGCCCAGGGGCAAGGCAAGTTGACAGAGGCCCAGTACCAAGCAACCCTATGGCTGCATAAGCATATAATCTCAGAAGTTAAGAGGATTTATGGAGTAGACATACCCATTGACCGGGATCATATAGCAGGCCATAGTGATGTAACTCCAAAATGGAAGCCCTTCTGTCCTGGCAAGAACTATCCCTTTGACAGGCTGATCAGGGATCTAAAAGGACAAGAGGATACTATAAAAGTATCCATCGATGGCAAGATTAGGAATATCCCAGGTAAGTTTGAAGCTGGTGTCAATTCAGTGCCAATTAATGGAAAGTACTATCCTATAAGGGACGTTGCTGAATCATTGGGTCTTGAAGTTGGATGGGACCAAGCTACAAGGACGGTGTTGCTTAAATGAAGTTTAGCAAGAAGATAATTATATTTGTCATATTCACCAACCTATTATTTGTGTGTCTGTCATTCTACTTGTTCTATCTCAAAGGAGTTGAGCCTTATGCTACGCTTACCGCCTGGATAGGATTTAGTAGTGTTGAAGTGTGGGCCTTGGGGAAAATTAAGAGGTCAGAAGTCGAAAAAGAAACTGAGGAAATTAAAACTTTTAGAGAATTTCGAGGAGACGAAAGGGGCGATATAGATGGATAATGGAATGGTACAAATCATTTTGGCCATAATTACTTTGCTGGGAACGGTGATCACTGCGATAGTTGCTCCATATATAAGGGAGAAATACACCAAAGAGCAAAGGGATAAAATATCCACTTATGCAGATATTGCAGTTAGAGCAGCAGACCAGGTACTAAAGATTGAGGACCCAAGTGGTAAAAAGAGAAAAGCTTTTGTATTGGACTTCATGGAGAGTAAAGGATTCAAGTTAACAGAACATGAGCTTAATATAATCATAGAAGCAGCAGTATTAAACCTAAATAAAGCAATAGATGAAGCCTTGGAGTAAAATCCAGGGCTTTTTTTATTTGTTCAAAAACGTGTAAAAATAGCCATTTTAATGAAGCCACAGGAGGCCCGTAGAGACGTTTTAAAAAGAAATAGGACCTATACTATGGCTAAAATGACACCCTTATGACTTATTTATGGCAGAAAAAGAAATAAGCGACTTCATGTGACTGAAATCGCTTTGAAAAAGTTATATGGTAAGTGGAAATGTGGTAATATAAAAAGTAGCAGCACAATTAACAAAAACTAACACGTTGCTAACAAGTATCCTTAAAATGTTGAAAAATGCTACAATGTAGTATAATTATAACTTATGTCTACAGCAATTACAAGGTTTATATCTAATCCTGTAAAATGGCTAATTTATTGTATCTCACGGTTTGGAAATTATTTTACTAATCCTCGCTAATCCTACCCCGACCTCTTCTATTACTAACACAAAACTAACAAATTCTGATAATCTATATCATTT